TGATTGTGAATCATGATGTGGCGTTCGGTGCGAATGGTGTCGTGGATTTGTTTCGGTTGGTGTCGACGAGGAATCTGGTGTTGGGTGGGAAGCCGCCGTGGTCGTGTTTCTGGTTGGGGTCGGATGTCGTTGCCAAGGTCGGGTTGTTCCATGAGGGTTTCCATCCTGCGTACTTCGAGGACAATGACTATGAGATTCGTGCGCATCGCAAAGGCGTTGACATCGTGCGATCGACGGCCGCCATCTATCATCGGAACTCAAGCACATTGCAGTCGAATGCGCAGTTTCAGCAACGGAATCAGGCGTCGTTTGATGCGAACCGTCGACTGTTTGAGGAACGGATGGTTCAGGATTTGGCGTTGGATTGGGACTTGAATCGGCGTCTGGAGTTGGGATGGGATTGAGGGTCTTTGACGGTGTGCTCTACAACGGTGAGCAGGACATGTTGGAGTGCCGGTTACAGGAGTTGTCTGATGTGGTGGACAAGTTTGTCATCGTCGTCGGTGATAAGTCGTTCACCGGGCGACCGAAGAAACCTGAGAATCTGGATCGGTTTGAGCCGTGGGCAGACAAGATTGAGTGGGTTCCGTTTGATACTCCGACTGCGCCTAATCCGTGGGATGTGGAAGCTGCAACCCGTAACCAGTTGTTCGTGGAGTTCGAGCGTCTCGGTGTGCGTGACGAGGACATCGTGACGGTGTGTGATTGTGATGAGATTTGGGCTGTCAAGGATTTGGATGCGTTGCGGTTCGGTTGGTATGCGTGGATCATGAAGCGGACGGTGATGAGTGTGTATTGGCGTTTGGAGGATGAGTACACGGCGGTGGCTGGTCCGTGGGGTAGGCGTCCTGGTATGGCTCAACAAATCCGCTCGAATCGGTATGGGTTGCCGGTGTTGCGGTCGGGTTGGCATTTGTCGTGGATGGGTGGCCCTGAGTGGGCTGCACGCAAGATGCGGGAGTTCTGTCATCAGGAGTTGATGGTTGATGACCCGGAGGGATTTATGGCGGAGAACTATTCGGTGGGGCGTTCGATTCGTGGGGAGACGTTGATTGAGCAGGAGTTGGACGGGTCGTTGCCGTGGTGGGTGTTGGGTGGTCGTGCCCCGGTGTCGTGGTATCGGAGACGTCAGCAGTAGACGACGATGAGGAAGCTGTTGTGGGCTGTTCCTTCGTCTGGTTTGCCGGTGATGATTTCCCATCTATAGCCGAGTTCGTCGATGACTGGTCCGAGTTCTTCAACGGTGTGGCAGTCGAGTGCCTTGAAGTGTTCGTGGCGCACGTCTTCGATGACGTAGAGGCCGCCTGGTGTGACGAGGTGGTGTAGTCCTCGAATGGTGTTGATGGTGAGTTCGGTGAGATGGCTGGCGTCGTCAACGATGAAGTCAATGTTTGGTCCGATGGCTTCGGCGAGTAGGGCGATGCTGTTGGGATTGCGTTGGTCGAAGCCGTGTGTGGTGATGCGGTCGGTGTCGGTGGTGGGATGGTAGAGGATGTCTGCTCCGATGATTTCTGCGTCTGGGAAGATTTGTGCCCAAGCGTGAAGTTCGGTTCGGTCGTCACCGCGTAGGTAGAGTCCTAGTTCTAGGAATCGTTTGATTGTCCGACCTTGTATGAGGTTCGGGTACAGGAGGTGGTATTTGTGCCAGGTCTTGTCGGAGCCGTGGCTGGCGAAGAGATGTCCGAAGTCGGCGGGTTGCATGGGGTCATTCTATGACGGCCGCTGAGAGGTGTGGTATTTACACGGCGTTCAATCAGAAGTATTGGGATCGGTATGGTGCCCGGTTCGTTGCGATGTCGGAGGCGTTGAGTCCTCGTCCTGCGCAGTTGATTGTGGTGACGGAGGTGGAGGCTGAGTTTCCTGATTGGTGGACGGTGGTTCGGTTCTGGGATGACCGAGTGTGGCCTGCGTTTGATAAGGCGTTGGACTATGCGACGACGGAGTGGGTGATGTTGTGTGGTGTTGATGAACAGTTTGACCCAGACTTCTTTGCGGATTTGCCGTTGGCTGGTGACGTGGTGAATGTGTCGGGTCGGTGGGGTAACGGGAACGCCTGCTATGGGACGCCGAGCCAATGGATGAATCTGCTCGACTTGGGGCATAACGGGATGCCAGGGTTGCAGATGATTCGGTTGGAGGTTCAACGGAAATACCCTCAACGTCTGCACAAGTGGCGGGATTGGATTTCGTGGGCTGAGTTACGGTGGCATGGGGTTCAGGCGTCGTTTGATACTCGACAGAAGTTCGTGTGGTGTTATGAGCCGGGGCAGACTTCATTTGAGGCGGATCGTGCTACGGAGATGGAGATTCTGTGTTTCATTTCGGACTTGAAAACTGGTCGGGTGATTCCCGGTCCTGAGTGGCCTGCGTTGCTGAAACCTGAAGAGTAGACGGCGAGTAGGATTGAGCGGGTATGGCCAACGAAAACCTGTATGCGACTCGCGCTCAAATCAAGGCTGCTCTTCGTATCGGGACGGCCGACACGCTCGATGATGCGTTGATTGACAACTGTGCCGGTGCCGCTTCACGTCTGATTGACGGGTATTGCAATCGCCAGTTCTGGGCTGCGTCATCGGCGACGGCACGAGTGTTCCAAGCCAACAGCGAATACGTTTGCGACGTTGATGACTTCTACACCACCACCGACTTCGTGCTCAAGACATCGACGTTCGCTGACGGCAACTTCGATGTCACTTGGGAATCCACCGACGTGCAGCTTGAACCGTTGAACGGAGTGCTTGACGGGTTGACGTGGTCCTACGACAAACTGCGTGCCATCGGCGACTACCTCTTCCCGACCGTGAATGCGAACTATGGTGAGCAGGCATTGGTTCAGGTGACCGCCAAATGGGGTTGGGCTGCCGTCCCAGACCCGATCACCCAGGCGTGCATCATCCAAGCGTCACGCATCTTCAAGCGTTACGATTCACCGCTCGGTGTTGCCGGATTCGGTGACTTGGGTGCTATCCGTGTTTCTCGGTTCCTTGACCCTGACATGGCTCAGTTGGTTGAGCCGTACCGACGAATGCGGATGTTCGCATGACGGCAACCGTCAACCAAATCAAAGACGGCCTCAAGACCGCACTCGCCACCATCCCAGAGATGCGGGTGTACGACTACCAGCCAGACCAAGTCAACCCGCCGTTCTGTTTCCCGGTACTCGAAGAAGTCACTTATCACGGTGCGATGGGTGCGGGGAACGTCGTGCATCAGTTCACCGTGCAGGTCGTGGTATCACGCCAATCGGAACGCACTGCCCAAGACCGCTTGGACGGCTATCTGTCCTACTCAGGCGACCAGTCAATTCGTGGAGCCATTGAAGCAGACCGAACCTTGGGTGGCATCGTGCAAGACCTGATCTGCACCTCGGCCCGCAACATCCTCAACTTTGATGCGAACGATACGACGTATCTCAGCGTCGACTTCCAGGTGACGGTGTACGCTTAGAACATGGCGAAGTATCTTGTGTCTGGACCGTTCCCGGTGACTGGTGTGAAACCTGGTGGGCATGTGGACGGAAGCGGCATTGACAATGTAGAGTTGTTGATTGCAGCAGGCATCCTCACGCCAGTTGTAGAAGAAGTCAAGAAACCCTCGAAAGCCGATAAGGCAGGAGACAAATAGTCATGGCAAAGCTCGTTCTGAAAGATGCGAACATCACGTTCAACGGCACGGACATCTCGGCGAACGTGGCATCCGTGTCACTCTCGACCACCGCTGCTGAGGTTGCGACCACCGCATTCGGATCGTCAGCCGTCACCCGCGTATCGGGACTCATCGACAACTCGGTGACGTTCAGCATCCACAACGACTACAACGCCATCGACGGAATCTTCTTCCCGCTCGTCGGCTCAACCGCAGTGACCTGCGTTGTGAAGCCAAACGGAACGGCCGCTGCCTCAACCAGCAACCCTTCCTACACCTTCTCGGTGCTTGTCACCGAATGGACTCCGGTCAACGGTGCGGTCGGCGAACTCGCCACCGCCGATGTGACGTTCCCAATTTCAGGTGCAATCACCAAGAGCGTCGGCGCGTAATCTCAACCACTTCACCTTGCGGAGGTAACAAATGAAACTGCCAATGACCGTCGTCTATGAAGGCGGAACGAAGAAACTTGTCATCGCACAGTTCTCCGACTTCATCGCATTCGAGAACGTGCACAACAAATCCGTCGCCAAGATGGACACCGAACTACGGCTGTCCGATCTTGCGTGGATTGCGTGGCACGCCGAGAAACGAAACAAGCAGACGGCACTTGAGTTTGATGCATGGAATCTCACCGTTGAAGAATTGGAGCTCGGTGGCGATGACGCCCGGATCGTCCCTTTGGAGAGGAATCAGCCCACTGGCTGATTGCGTATTTGTCGTGTGAGACGGGCATTGCCCCGTCCGCACTACTCCAAGAATCACCACGGATGCTGTTCACCATGTCCGCTTATCTAAGATGGAAAATGGTGAAACAGAACCCGACACCGTTCCGAGGCTGACATGGCAATAGTTTCAGCACTTCGTATCTCCGACAAACTTCCCACTGGAGGACGCGACGAACGCAGCATCGGTGTCGCCATCCAAGTTGAAGGCCTCACAGACCTTCTCAACGACCTGCAACGTATCGAACCGAACTTCAACAAAGAGATGCGCAAAGCCGGAAAGGCCGTCGCCCAACTCCTCGTCAACGAAGCCGTCAAAGAAGCAGCATCGGTGACCAGGGCACGTCAAGCCCTGGAAGTGATGAAAGGTATGCGAGCCCAAAGTGACCGCCTCCCCACCATCAAACTCTCGCAAAGTTCCGGCTTCGTATCCAAGAGTCGACCAAACCGGAAACGCAAGACCAAGGTGACACGAGGTGACGTGTTCTTCGGTGCAGAATTCGGTGGCGGAGCACGCAAATCCACCAGCCAATTCCTCCGCCATCGTGGCAGATCGGGCTACTTCTTCTGGCCAACCGTCCGCAAAGAAAAGAAAAACATCGCCCAGGAATACCTACAAGCCATCAACACTGTGATGAAACGGGAGCTATTCAAGTGACTTGGAGCGGGGCAGCCGACCCGCTAACCTGAACCTAGGAGGCCCGCCAATGTTCTCTGTAGTGAGATTCCCGACCGTTCAATCACGCTGGTCAAAACCATACGCCGACGACTGGATGCAGTTCGTCGACCTGCTCCACCATCACAAGGAACGAGACGACAAATCCAAAGGCGACCTCTACTCGCCCGTCACCTACATCCCGCGCACCAGTCGAGGCAACGCCAACGTCCTCTCCGTTCACGCCTTCGTCGCAGACCTTGACGGGGAAGGGTTTGAGCAGGCACGACTTGACGGCCTCACCTACTGTGCCTACACGACATGGTCGCATCGTGACGACAACCCGCATTGGCATGTCGTCATCCCGTTCAGCGAACCAGTCCCCGTCGAATGGTGGAACACCGTCTGGCAGGAAACCGTTGCCCGACTCCGACTCCCAGCCGACCCAGCAACCAAAGACCCGGCACGAATCTTCTACCTCCCACAACACGCAGAAGGGATGCCGTTTGAGGTTCGATACCAAGGCGGTCGGATGCTCGACCCGACGATCAACTGCATCACCGAACCGCCACGAGTGTTCCGTGTATCGAACCCTCGTGACCGTTCCAAGGTGGTTCGCACTTTGCGACGACCAGCCGAGTTCTTGAATGAGGACTATTGGACTCGTCCCAAGAACATGTCACGCTACGAAGGGTTGACGAAGCGTGAAGCACTTGAGTTGATTCATAACGACCTGCTAGCTCTGGAAAATGCGCTGACCGACTGAGAGTAGAATCACCGTGGCATGGCCGGTGAACGCACATTTCTCATTCGCATTCTGGGCGACTCTGACGACGCCATAGCGTCATTCAAGAAACTCCAGAAGCAGGGTCGCAACCTTCAGGACGAGTTCTCCGAGAAGCTCTTTGGTGGGCTACGCAAAGGGTTCGACGTATTCCAGAAGGTTGCCGCCATTGGTGCGGCAGCCGTCGGAGCGTTCTCCGCAGCATCATTCATCGCCATTCAACGCGCCAGCGATCTCAACGAAACCATCTCCAAGAGTCAACAAATCTTTGGGGCGGCATCACGAGAAATTGAGACGTTCGCCAGCGGGGCGGCTACCGCACTCGGTCAAACCAAACAGCAGGCCATCGACGCTGCTGCGACGTTCGGTATTTTCGGAAAGGCTGCCGGGTTGTCGGGAACCGAATTGGCGACGTTCTCCACCGAGTTCGTCACCCTCGCCTCCGACCTCGCCTCGTTCAACAACACGAGTCCTGAGGAAGCCATCCAGGCGATCGGTGCCGCGTTGCGTGGCGAAGCAGAACCAATCCGACGCTTCGGTGTTCTCCTCAATGACGCAGCCCTCAAATCTGCTGCGATGGAGATGGGTATCTACAACGGCACCGGGGCACTCACCGCCCAACAGAAGGTGCTGGCCGCAACCGAAGTCATCTTCCAACAAACCTCCGATGCGCAAGGCGACTTCGCCCGCACCTCCGACGGACTCGCCAACCAACAGCGAATCCTGAAAGCACAGTTCGACAACATCTCAGCCACGCTCGGTCAACTTCTGCTCCCGTACTTCTTGCGGTTCGTGACGTTCATCAACGAACGAATGTTGCCTGCGGTGCAGGTATTCGCCGAACAGTTAGGTGAAAAAGGTTTCAAGGAAGCAGCCATCATTGCGATTGCGTCCCTTGGAGAGTTCGGGTTGAAGGCGATTGACACCTTTGAGCAGGTCACAATGTCGGTGCTTCAGACGAGCCGAGAACTCGTCAACCTGGTGCAGAACCTTGGTTTGGTGGCGGCCACCTTATCGGCCGTCACCGGCAACGTGATGACATTCGTGAAGTCCTCCGCGGTCGTCATTGCATTGGATGTTGCAGAACAAAAACTCATCAACACCACCGCCCAACTCCCAGCAAAGTTTGATGCGCTACGTCAAGCGGTACTCAACACCAACACCGCATTCCTCAAAGTCTCAGGCTCAGCCCTGGTCACAACCGACCGGCTCAGCCGACTCGAAGCCAGCCTCATCAAATCATCGGCGAGCAGTGAGGATGTGGCCAGCATCTCCACGAAGGTTGGTGGTGCAGTGAAGTCGGCTGGGGACAAGTTGAAGGAATACCGTCAGCAGGTTGACAAGACGACGGCGGCTGAGCGTTCGTTGACGTCTGCTCAGCGTGGTCGAGCATCGGCGCAGAAGTCGTTGGATCAGGCGAACCAGCAGTTGACGGATGCCCAGGAGGCGTTCAATCGGGCGGTGGCTGGGTATGGTTCGGGGTCGGCTGAGGCGAAGGATGCTGAGCGGGCGTTGTCTCGTGCGCAACGTGATCGTGAGCGTGCCGGGTATGCGGTGGAGGATGCGGTGTTTGCGGTGGCTGATGCAGAGAAGGAGTTGGCTGAGGCTCGCAAGGACCCGGAGACGACTCCGCAGCGTATTCGTGAGCTTGAGATTCGGTTGGCTGAGGCGAAGTTGCGTGTTGCTGATGCGACTGATTCTCAGGTTGATGCGACGAATACGTTGGCTTCGGCTCAGCAGAAGTTGAATGAGATTGTCAATGGTGCGTTGCCGGACTCGAACACTTATCGGACGTTGTTGGATGCGGTGAATGATGCCAAGGAACGTCAGGAGGAGGCGACGTGGCGTCTTCAGGATGCGATCAACAGTGAGGCTGATGCGATTCGCAATCTGAAGCAGGCGTACAAAGAGTTGGCGTCGGCCGCTGAGCAGGCTGGTCGTACCGTGAACATTCCAAGCGTCCCGTCACCCGGTGCGACACCAGCAGCCCCGATGCTCGGTCAACGCACCATGCCCGACAAAGTGGACATCACCGTCAACTCCAGCATCGTCAACCCGTTGCAGGTTGCACAAGAAATCCAAGACTATTTGGACAAGTTGGACCGCTCATACGGCTTCTACACCCCGATCTGATCCATGGCCAAGACAGCAATCTGGGGACAAACCTACAAAGTCCTATTGGACACCGGGCTACTGCAAGACGCATTCACCCTCGACTCGTCCACACTCAACGGACCCGACGTACTTGACGGATCAACCGACTTCGCCGACGTCACCGAATACGTCACCAACGTCCAAATCCGACGAGGACGCACCACCCAACTCGACACAATGAACATCGGACAAGCCAGCATCATCCTCGACGACAAAGCCTCAGGCCGCTCCTTCGACCCAGCCAACACCGCGTCCACCTACTTCCAAGGCGGCTACGGCATCGCCCCACGACGCTTCGTCCAAATCTACGGAGGCAGCGCAGGAGACGAACCACTCTTCGTCGGCCGAGTCAACGACCTCGACATCGACTACGTCCAAC